TTTCGTTCCAACATTCCTGCTGGTAGGAAAACCAATTGTCAATGTAATCCTGCACGTAAGCCTTAAGCTTATCGTCCATTGCAGACCAATTAACAATTGGCTCGACTCTGTTACCTCTGCAACAGGAACAAGGAACATCGTAGACACCTGAGAAGTAATCTTCTTCAAAGTCTCTATCCTCAAAATCCTCTGCTGACAATCCATTGCTATCAATCGAAGGATTAACATGCTTACCCTTACCGTCGCAGACTGAGCATACTTCCCAAATTGCAGGAACATGCAAGTCCTCGCCGTTATCAGCTTCAATGGTAAACAGCATTTCCTTTTCAGAAAAGTCCTGATACCACTTGCGGCTAATCTCTCGGTAATCCATTACAGGTTACTCGCCTTGAAAACAAACTTTAGCCTGTTAAGGAATACCTCGCTAGAGTCTACGTGGAGAAGCCACCTAAGACAAAGCTTAGACAGTTCAACGTATAGCTCTTGTGCAAGCCTATCGTTCTCATTCATGTTGACTAATTCCTTTCGGAAGTCTGTTAAACCTTGGTTTGGTTGGATTTAGGTCAATCGAAATATAACAATCACAATTAACCTTTATCCAACCGAATTTAGATTCAACTAATCAACTAGACTCAGTCGGATAGATTCTAGAGTTAACAATCTAGACCCTAGTAAGTTATTCAGGCAATGCCGGTATCTGATTTACAGTCGGTTTGCATATGGTGTATCAGCTTAGGCGCGTATTGAAGCGTTCAGCTTAACAGGCTAGCACTGTTGCTTACTAGTCTTAAGGGACGCGGTATCTGATAGACCATGCCAAAGTTAAAGACTGTATGCAGATAATGGGAATGCCCACGTATCCGTAAACCTGAATAACTAACTAGAGTCTAGAGTGTCACAGTATCTAGAATCTACTGAGGCTATCGAGCGATTAATTGGTTACAGTTGCGAGTAGACGATAGCGACGGTGTATAGCATGGAGTAGATACCAGCTATTACAATCGCTAGTTGCAGATAAAACTTAGCTCTTGGCATTCTTTACCAATCGCGGTTTTGGGTCAAACATCAGCTTGTTACCGCGTAGAGTCAACGTCTCACGGTTGATTCGCGCGTAATCAATGTCTGTCTGTGTTGCAGAGGCTAGGCGGCTATAGTTGAACGTCATAGCGTTATACTTTGCCCGATAGGCTCAGTAGACTCTAGATACTCTCTAGAATCTCTTGGCTCTGTCCTACTCCGTTCACGCTGTTTACCATTATGTCCGGGCTAGCAGGTTGCAAGAGTCACCACCCTTGCAGCCCTAGGGAGTTGTCCCTAGAGGTTACTGCTACCCTTTCTGCATGTTTATCACAGCATTGTGAGTAGGTTCTGGCCGTATTCAGTTCCCGAGTTACCTCGGACAGGGCTGTTATACTGTCCCTTATCAGTCGCAGGAGTTAACGGTATCCTCTGGACACTTGCCAGAAACTGCCACGGGCGTTTAGCGTAGCCTCTTACTGTTGGCTTGGCTTGAACTAGTCTCCAGTCGTCTACTAGTTCCGCGCTCCTCTACGTTCCACCCTGTATTAGCGGTCAACTCGACTAGAGGCTTTTGGACGTGGTCAGCGGAATCGTGCTTACCCGCTGTTTTTCAAACGCTGGCCCCAACGAACGGAACCAACAGGACAAGTATCAGGCATAGCAAGGGTCATAGCAAGAGGCTATCGAAATAATTTTACTTTACTTCATTGTCCTATAGAGTCATATACCTCGTGGAAGGCTCCAGTAGGCTCTAGGCGCGTTCCATTCTCCAGCCCATACCTATCCCTTACCGGTCTGACGATCGTTCAATGGCGGCGAATTTTCGCTTTTAGCTTCGCCCCCAATATGATGTAGTCTTACATAATGTCAGATACTACCTATTGTGGGTCCAAACTAGTTGCTATTGCAACCATTGGTCATATGACCCACGACATTTATGTAGTTGGTATCGCAACTATCTACTTAGTTATTATCTACATGTTTATAATAACCATGATTATAATCCGGTGTCATAGTAAACATGTTTATGATAGCTTTGTTTATGATAGTGCTTTGTTTTGTAGAGTGCTTTGAAACGCAGAGTAGTTTACAGCGTAAAGTTCTTTAAGTAAACATAGATATAGTAAACATAGATATAATAAACATGGCACCCATACCCATGTTTACGATAAGGAGTCCCATAGGTTGGCGCACCCCCGCAGGGGTCAATCTACTTCTATCATGCCAAAAATATAAGTACCTAACATAAAATATACTACAATTTTAAAAAAGTTAGGAATGAGATCGCCTCCCAAATCTAGAAGATAGGGCTTGACAATGGGTGGGCCGCCGTGGTATACTATATCCCAACAGGCGAGGAATGTCAAGCAAAGAATGATTGGATTACGGAATCAAGAAGGTTTCGATACTAAACCTCTACAATTTGATTATAAATTTATAACTGAACCAGAATATAAACCTTTTGGGACTCCTTATATAGTTTATGGTTGGGGAAGAGGAAGTGAATTTCTTTACATTGGAATGTCAACACAAGGTGTAAATAGATTCAGAAGTCACCAGTATATTAAAAGACATAAGATTAGAAAAACAGATAAATTTTATATTTGGTTATGTAGTGATAAAACAGAAGCATTAAGAATAGAGTCACTTTTAATAAAGACATTCGAACCTATTTTTAATAGGGAGTCAGATAAACTATGAGATTGAATATAGAAGATGAAGAGAAGGATGAGATACCTCCTGTTGGGGATGGTAAAGTTAAGGAAGATGATAAGGGCAAAGTAGTGTTGCCTCCTAAAGTCTATGAGCAGCCTAAGGTTCCTGAGGTAGTAAAGGAAATGGTTGCCATTGATAGTCTGGTGAATACTAGAGCGGAGACGGCGCGCTTGCATGGTATTCCAATTAAGACTGTAGATAAGATTACGGCAAATAGTGAGATCGTGCAGGAGGCTAAGGCGGCGCAGGTAATGGATAAATATGGCATCACTAGCCTGGCGACAGCTAAGCTCATGCGGACTCTAGACCTACTCCAACCTGAATTCATTGATAAAGAAGTTGATAAGATTACGGTGATAGCTGGACTTAGTAAAGTCATTAATAATCTAGAGGATAAGGGTAAGGATAAAGGTGGAGATAAGGTAGTTCATCTTCATCTATACGCGCCGAATCAAAAGGGTGAGAAGGAATACGATACGATTGAGGTTTCTTGAAATGGAAAAAGAATTAACTGATTACCTAGACACCATTTCAATAACCTCAGATAATATAGGTGAGATTAGAGCCAGGCTTATGATGCCCTGGGATAGTAAATGGAATGGCATTGTAAGAGATGAGACTGCCAAGAGAGAAAACAAATGAGACTCACACTTAAGTTTCTATTCCTAATTCTAGCATTAGTCTGCTTCTTCCTGAGCGCAGTAGGAATTGGAAGCAGCAAGGTGAATATACAGAGTCTAGGATTGTTCTTCCTGACATGTGCCTTCATTGTCCCTTAGATGGCTACAGTCTCGATACAGGATCAAAACGATGAGATAATGAAGATCATTCCCCATGATGTTCAAAAGGAATATCTTCAAATCCCAGACAGTATTTATGAAGCTCTTTATGGCGGTGCTGCATACGGCGGCAAGACATTCATACTGGTTACTCTGCCACTTATTAGGGGCTTCTACAAATATAAAGGATGGAAGGGACTCCTACTAAGAAGAGAATTAACTGACCTGGAAAAGGAAGTTGTTCGTCTTAGTAAAGAATATTTCCCTTTAACTGGTGCGAAGTATAACGAGACTAAGCACAGTTGGCATTGGCCTGAGTATGGCTCTTACTTTGATTTTAGTCACATACAGCATCTTAAGGACGTAAAGGCATATGACTCAGCACAGTATAATTATGCTGCCTTCGATGAGTTAACCCACTTTGAAGAGCCGATGTATCGGTATTTCGTTGGCTCCAGAGTTAGACCAAGTTCAAGTTTTAATGTTGCCATAGTTAGGAATGGTTCTAATCCTGGTGGTATCGGACATACTTTTACATATAATAGATTCGTCAAGCCGTGTGAAGCAGGATACAAAATAATTTATGATAAGGTAACGGGACTCAAAAGGATTTTCATTCCTGCTAAGATTCAGGATAATCCCTATGGATTACAATACGATCCACTCTACGGAAACAAACTAGAAATTCTACCAGAGAATGAGAAGAGAGCTAAGAAGTATGGAGACTGGCACTCGTTTGAAGGATCTGTTTTCACAACATTCAGACCTATTAAGTTTCCAGACGAACCAGCTAATGCTCTTCACACTTGCTCAAGTTTTGACATTCCTGAATGGTGGCCTAGGATACTTACGGTTGATTGGGGTAAACGAGCATTATGTCATGCACTCTGGGGAGCAATTAGTCCAGAGAATCGTTTATATATCTATCGTGAAAGATCTTGGAGAGGTGTGGATGTTCCATTTTGGGCCACCGAAATTGGACAAGCAAGTGAGTTCGAGAATATTGTCGCTTTTGTACTATGTGGATCTGGATTTCAGGAACATGGAATCTCGACAGTGGCACAGCAAGTACAAAACTATTCTGGAATGCGACCAATTCCAAGTGGAAACGCGCCTAACACAAGAGTCTCTACACTCCAATTAGTTCATGACTTCATGCGGTGGGAACAGAAACCCAGACGAGAACAAACAGAAGCATACGACCACGAAAAAGCTCAGACTATATACCGTAAGTTTGGAGATGACGCCCTCAAACGTTACACGGACCAGTTCAAGGTATATGAGGAAGAAAAGAATTTACCCAAACTACAGATACTCCTTCAACCTGGCGGGTCTGTTGAGACGATTGCACCTATTCTAGTAGAGACTATTCCAATCTGTGTGTATGACGAGAATAGAAAAGAAGATATCAAAGAGTTCGATGGCGATGATCCAATTGATAATCTTCGTTACATGTGTAAGTTTGCTTCTCGTTATATGAATGGATTGCTTGGAGAGGAACTAGAAAGAAGGAAAGTAGAGCAGGCTGTTATTCAACACTATCAGACTACTAAGGATACAAATGCTTTCTATCGGCAAATGGAATTTCTTGAAGCTAATAAAAAGACTAAGAATTCCTTTGGGGTCAAACGGCACTCATCAAGAAAGCATTGAGTATAGATTTCTAGAGACACTTCAATATGAGAACTCTAAATCAATCACAAGATTAGAGTCTGAAGTTAAGTATCTTAGGGAATTAAATACCGCTCTCTTGAAGAAGTTGGGAATTCTAGAGTCTGCAAGGGAAAGAGTTAATGCAGGGGACTTCGTTCCTGTTGGGGGCTATCAAGGATTAGGCGCAAGGATAGCTGATAAGGAAAGAAAGATTAGAGAAGAGTATGAAAAACAAAGGAACGAAGTCAAAGAAGAAGTTTGAGTTTCCTAAAAGCTCAGGTATCCCTGGCTTGTTTGGTGGGGGTAAGATGACAAAAGAAAAGGGTGAAGAACCCGAAGTAGAAATTAAGAAAAAGAAGAAGTAATGCTTACTAGAGTATGCACCATGTGCGGCCGTCGTAATACTACGATGAAAACTCTTAAGCCCCAGGTGCAAGAACAAAACAAGAAATGTAAATACCATTGGAAAGTGCAATGGGGATTAACAAGTCCACAATCTACTAATCCTTATAATCCTGCTACTCATGTTCCGGGAGCTTAAGGATGCCAGCTAAGTCTCCAGCCCAACATAGATTTATGGCTATGATAGCCAATAAGAAAGGTATGTCTGGATTACATGGCATCACCAAAGGGCTTGCCAAAGAGTTTATCACCCCAAAAGGAAAGAGAAAGAAAACACTCTTCTCAAGAGGATAACATGACTGATCTTAAAGGTAAGGAACCGGAACAGCAGAAGAAACCTTCTAAGCTAGAAGAAACAGCATCAGGCGCGGATATGGTTCCTGCTGATGCTATAATGGACCCAGGTGTTAACCCTTGGAAGAATAGGGTTGGCAATGAGGAACTTAAGAAGGATCTTGGATTCTCTGCTGGTAAGTGTATTGGTAATCTTGTTCTGGTCAATCGTCTACGCACTGCTAGAGAAACACTGCGTATGAGTGATGAAGCTAAGAAGGAACTTGAAGCTATCGAAGCGGAATTGACGGCTTCTGCACAATAAGAGTATAGATTCCAGTGACTAAGGACGAACTAACAGGACTTAATCCGGGTCTCGTTACAACTATCAAAACTATCATTAATGAATATGATAGGGAAGATAGGGATGAGCGAGACTCGCGTAAGTCTCTGTGGACTAAGTTAGAGAGATACTTCGAGGGTAAACAGCGTATCTATTATGATATAGTTGGTAAGGATTGGCGCAATCTGGATGATGATCAGAGTGAGACTAACAGACATTACGATAAAGTAATTAATAACTATCGTGCTCATGCCGAGTCTGTAATAGCTGCTCTTTCAGTTAAGCCTCCAACGGCAATCTTCTATCCTAATGATGCCGATGTAGAAGCTGATGTTAATACAGCAAGGGTAGCAGTAAAGCTTAAAGAACAAATTGAGGAATTTAATGATGCCCAGATGATTATCATCAAGGCTCTTAGAATCCTTTGGAATCAGGGAACGATAGCTGCTTATATCTATAAAGACAAATCATCCAAGTATGGAACTTACTCCACCCCTACCTATGGAGATGCAGTTGCGTATCATACTGTTCTTTATAATTGCCCCGAATGTGGAAGTAACATGGATGAGGTTACATTCGTTGGGGACAAAGGTAAGGTAGAAGAAGCAGATAATATCTGTGCAGTCTGTGGGTATCATGGAGCTGGACACATAGAAGAATATCAAGAGTTTGTTCCCTCCATTAGCGGAAGTAAAATGGAGAATAAGGCGCGGCCTAAGATTGAAGTCTTTAGCCCCTTATTCGTTAGGATGCCATTTTATGCTAGAGAACAGTCTCATATTCCTTATCTTTGCCTTAGCTTTGAGCAACATTATTCTGCTCTTAAGAATCTATATCCTAGGCTTAAGAAGCGAGGCTTCTCTCCAGGAATTGATCAATTCACTGCCGACGAAAGAGACATTAGGGTAGGGACTAACTCTACTAATCTTTGCACGGTTAATTGCTGGTGGGTTAGACCTTGGGGCATGGATGTAGTAGATGGAGTCGATGCGGATATTAAAGAACTTAAGAAGAAGTTTCCTGATGGATTCTATGCAGTCGTCATTGACGATGAATTGGTAGAGATTCATAACGAGGCGCTTGATGATCATTGGGTAATTAGCAGGAATCCATTAAGCACCTACATTCATGCAGAGCCTTTGGGTAAGCCTATGGCGCCCATTCAGGATTTGCAGAATGAAATTGTAGACTTGCAGATTGAGACGTTTGAGCACGCTATACCGGAGACATTTGCTAGGGCTGATGTTCTAGACTTCAAGAAGTATGGAGAGTCTAGATCTGCTCCTGGTATGATGTATCCTGTTAATCCGCCGGCTGAAGGACAGAGTTTAGGCGAGGCTTTCCATAGTGTTAAGACTGCTACTCTAAGTGAGGAAGCAGATCTTATGATGAATAGATTGGATACTAAGGCGCAATTCGTTACTGCTGCCTTTCCTTCTATTTATGGTGGGCCTGCACAATCCGGTAGTAAGACAGCTAGTGAATATACGCAATCGAGAGCTATGGCCCTTCAAAGGCTATCGCTTACTTGGAACGTAGTTAAGTATTTCTGGGCAGACGTAATGAATATTGCAGTTCCTCTCTACATGAGAATGCTGCAAGAGTCTGGTCATGATGAGAAGTTCACCCAGAAAACTAATACAGGATTTGCTAGCGTTT